GATTGTTTAATATTTCTTTTACTCATATAAGTTCGATTTTCTTGGACATTAAACCATAGGTGGTTAATGGATAAGTGTTTTGGATAAGGTTTGTAAAATGTTCAAAACCCATTTCGCTTGGATCTTTTTCATCCAAATCAACAAGGTAAACCTCTTTACCCTCGTTTAATAATAATTCGGCAAACCGTAAAGCATCCTTCATTGCGTCTTTATCTAGAGCAATGTAGATCTGTTTTACAACAGACGTTACGATTTGTTTCATTAAATTATCTTGTATATGCTTCCCCAATAGTGGAATAGCATTTCTTTTAATCGCTAAAGCATCAAACGGTCCCTCACACAAAACGAGTGGAGAAGACCAGTTTACAAATAGCTCAAACGGTACAATATTTTTGTTTATTGGCGGATTTTTGTACTTAACTGGTGAGTTAGAATCAAAATTACGGGCCACAAAATAGTTTAGTTTAGCTTCGCTGCTATACGATGGTATAACGATCATTTTGTTATAAGCACCGCCCTCACAATAACCAATATTGTATTTGAGTATATCGTGTTTAGAAATACCTCGTTTCTTTAAATAAGCAAGTGCGTGCCTTCCTACTATATCTTTTTCGGTAATTTCTGATAGTGGTTTAAATTCTTTTGGTAACTCTACTTTATTGGAATTTTCTGAGGTAGTGACCATTCGGGATGCTCCTACTAATGATCGTAGCTCATCTATCTTGTCTTGTGGGGCGTCAATGGCTTTAAATAAGCTCATTAACTTAGAGCCTTTTTTGTCGCAAACCCAACAATGCCACTTTTGATAGTAGGTAGCATTCTCGTCAAAATTGATCTCGAGTTTAGGTTTTGAATGGTGACAAAATGGACAGGTATGAGCCATATTGCCCCTAGCGGTGGGTTTGCCTGATCCTATTACGGAATTTATTACGTTTACAACCAGCTGGTTTACCATATGGTGTAAGATACGAACAATATTTTACTCAGCAAAGTCTTTTCTGAAGAACTTACCGAGAATGTTGTCGTTGAAGAATTCTTCTGGTTTTTCAAGCACTGAATATATAAACAATGATTTTGTTTCCTCGTAAGTTAATAACTTTTTACTTGTAACGCACGTTAAAATTTCACGTTTAAATTCAGTTTGCTTTCCTTCTTTAATTAACGCTAGAATTTCTTTGTGAGAACCATAATAGGTTTTCCAATCAGATTCTGAAGTAACGTGTTTGTAGGATGGTTTACGTCCTTTTTCACCTTCATATACTGCTAAATCTTTTTTAGTTAATTTAGCTTTACGAGTGAATTGGAGGACTTTTTTTCCAATATATATTTTACCTGTAGGTTCGTGTATGACTCTATATACAAAACCAAAGGTTTGAGGAGGAAAATCCTCTGTCGAGGATACTTCCTCGCCTTTATAATACCACATATTTTATTTTAGTTATTGAATACTTGCATTGCTATAGAAGGAACTAACCCAAAGGGAACCTCAGAACCCGTACCCCAACATAAAAATTCACCTACTAATACATCATTAGTATCTAATAAAACAGCAGCAGCTGTACTACTTGCACCAATATTAAATAAAGTTTTATTAACCTGACCTGTGGATGATACAGATCCACTCCTAGCTTGATATGAAAACGGTACGTTTTGACTACTACCATCAATTGAAGCTTCAACTATAACTTTAGTACCAGGTATAGTAAAATTCCTATTAGCTTTAAATCTAATATAATTATCTCCATTACCATTATTTGTGATAGCAAGTCTATTATAAGAGGACGATATAAAATACTCATAGTAAACATCATCAAGTATAGTTTCAACTGTTGTAGTGTTACCTATATCATAGGTTCCAGTAGGGGTACCCACATTAACTACGTTAAATTCTACATAAGAAGATTGATCAGTACTTTGAGCTATCCTATATATACCAGTACCAATACCTCCTCCAGTTTGGGTTAATTCAAAACTACTTGAAGGAGCTAAACCCAATAACTGAGTTTCCCAAATAACACCAGTACTTCCTGATTTATTAATTTTTATAGTAGTTACAGAAGCTGCAGTGGCAGAATTTGTAGAAATTCTTCCGTTAGTAGTAGGATTGCCATTAGATACACTTGAAAAAACAAACCCATTCCCGGTAGGAGAAATATCAATATCATAAACTACTGAGGTTGCTGAACTAGGTCGGCTATAGTCAGGACCTGAAGTACCCGAAGAACCACTTGAACCTGAAGTACCCGAAGAACCACTTGAACCTGAAGTACCCGAAGAACCACTTGTTCCACTTGAACCTGAAGTTCCACTAGTTCCTGAAGAACCGGATCCTCCTGTTCCTCCAGGGATATATATTCGGGCTTCTCCTGCAGGGCTTTCAGTTACAGTAACACCACTTCCGGTAAAATTAAAAGTACTAGTTATAACAATTAAAGGATCAGGTGTTACATCTAAATCATTTACAGTAACCCCTGAAATTCCTCCAATACCACTAGTACCCGAAGATCCTGAAGTACCGGATGAACCTGATGCTCCTGTTGTGCCTGAAGTGCCTGATGAACCTGAACCACCGGTACCTGATGTACCTGATGAACCGGATGAACCTGAAGTGCCTGTACCTGAAGTACCGCTTGAACCACTTGTTCCCGAACTACCTCCTCCTCCATAAGAACCCGTAACATATACCTGTTTTGTAGTGTTATTAAGTACTAAAGTACTATAACCTCCCCCAGTAGCTGTGGGAGATCCACTTATAAAAGTTGAACCTGAAATACCAAAACTACCACTAATGGTAATATCATAATCATCATCCCCCCTAAAAGCATCTACAGATTGGGACACATGCCAAGACTCAATAGTAAAATTTTGTACTATTTCATCTATTCCTGGGTCAAATATTTTTTTAAGTTTTTTAGCCATTTTTTATTTAAATCTATTAGTTATAAATATTAGTATAATTATTTATCTATATTAATTAATATTGTAGTATCGGTTGTTGGTGAAGTAGGTAAGGGTTGAGCTAGTTTTCCAATAGCTAAAAGATTTTGAGCCTCATCATATAATCCCACAGTAGTGACGTATGGGTTAAAATATGAACCTGTTACATTATTGGATAAAGTTCCATCTCCTCTTTGATAAAAGTAACTACCACTTACTTCAACTACAGAACCACTTGTTTGTGCTGAAGGATTTAGTGTAGCATTAAACTCACTTTCTCTTAAAGTACATTTATATTGTGTTTCATAAATTGTAAGTGAAGAAGAAAAAGAACAAGTAACAGGACCATTTATGTATCCTGTAACATCCCCCCCAGAAGTAGAGGCTTGCCCGTATTCACAAACCCCATATACAGATAACCCGTATCCACCACAGAATACCCCAGAAGAAGTAGCTGTTAGAACTATTATTCCGTGGGTATATATTATATTTCCATATTGTTCTAAAGTAGATTCTACTATTATATTACCTTCTCCATCATCAACTAAATTAATACTTCCTGATGTTAATCTAAATGAATTTGGAACTATATATTCACCATATAATTTAGATGGAATAGATATTACCCCTATTTCTGCTCCACTTGCGGTAGGAAAAAATCTGTTAGGTACTAAAGTACTTTGTAAAAAATTATCATATAATGGGCTTTCAACCTTACCTATTAAAACATCCCCAGACCCTAAAGGTCCTGCTCCTGGGAGTAATATTGGTTGCTTTACATTATCTCCTGTACTAGAAGATAAGAAGTTAGTATAATAAAGTTGTTTAATTGAGTTATAAACTAAACCTTGATTATATTGTACAAAATCAGCTAAATAAGCAGGCACACTTCCTGATAAACTACTAGTTAATTGTCCTGTTAAAGTTGAATTGGTATAATAATTAGTATTTACTCCTAAAAATCTATTAATACCAACAGCATCCCTGTTAATAATTTCACCACTAACACTACTAGTATATCCTAAGTAAGCAAATTGCCCACTCGAGGTACCAGGAGTAAAAGTAAAACCTTTGTTAACCACAAATGGGTTAACAATTATATCAGAAGCTAAAAATTGTTTCCAAGCACCCATTCATTAGAAGTCTAGCTTAACGCGGATTAAGGCTTCTTTAGTAAAGTCTTTAACTAAGGGTCTGGATAATTTAGCTACCGCTAGTAATTCATTCGCATCATTGTACATACCCACTGTTGTGATATATACCTGAGGATTATTGATAGAGGTAGAATAAAGTACTGCCCCAGTTGAACCTGTTATAAATGATGGGTTAGTAGTGTAGTTAAATTCTGCGTTTTGTGGTCTTACAAATACAAAATCTGAAGTAACGTTTTCTTGGGAATTTAATTCAAATGAATCACCTCCCGAAATTGCTGTAAAAATTCTGGTATTATTGTATCCATTAGCTACGTTTGCTTGGTTTCCAAAAGACCCACTATATGATAAAGCTATACCACCACTATTGGCAGTTAAAGCTAAGGCTTGAGCATTTAATAAAATAGCTCCCATATCTGGTACAAACCAACCATATGAACCCGAAACAGTTTGACCTGCTACAGTTGAACCTCCTGTTGTTGTAGATACAGCTGAACCATTAGATCCTGAAACAATCTGATATACTCTAGTACCATTAATGTATGGCACAACTGAAATATCATTGCTATTATCCGTTAAAAATATTTTAGCACCACTTGACCCCGTTAAAACTAAATTAAGTGAACCCGGAAATAATGATTGTTTATAATTTGCTCTTTCAACAGATACAATAAAGAAATCAGATTGAGTTACGGCACCAAATAAAAATTGAGCATTTTCGTCCTCTAATATAAGATTTCTCCATTGACCATAAAGTGTAGAAGATGGAGAATATTGAGGAATTTGTGAATTATATGCTACTGAACCTGAACCTAATTTGTTAGCGTATCCTAAATAAAATTGAATAGCAGCAGTACTATCTGTAGAAGAAGTTTGATAAACAGCTAACACATAATCTCCTTGTGAACTGTTTTCTTGTTGTGAACTAGTAAAAAAATTAGTTAAATCATACACATTATTAGTCCAACAAGGTGCTGTAACCGAATCTGCTGATACTAAAAAGTCGGATGGGGTAAATCTTTTAAATGACATATCTATTAATTAGCTGAAGTTTTAGTAATCGTTACTGGAATGGTTAATCGAGCCCCTGAATCTCTACCTACTACTGTTAATGTAGCTTGTAGGAAATTATTTGAACCAAATAATGTGTTTACTGTAGTTGCAGTCATGTTAATTGTAGTACCCACTACAGTTTTAGAAACGTTTGTTCCGATTGTAACTGTTGCATTAAGAGCGGTAGCATCTGTAGTATTTACTCCCACCCCATTGAATGTACTAAGTGTTCTAACATCTGAGATAGTGGCAGTATAGCCTGATGATTCAAATGTTGTATTCCCACCTAAATAGTTTAATGTTTGAGGTGTAATAGCGAGTGAAGCACCTTGTTTTAAAGTGATTGCAGCATACCCCAAATCTAGTACTGGCATTTTTGAAGTTCCACGAGGTAGTGTAGTTAACACATACTTCATCTCTTGAGTCACAAGAGGGAACGCCTCTAAAAGAGGCATGTTTTCAATTGCTTGACCATAGAAAGCAGAGCCAGAAGGATTAGTTGGATTATAGAGTGTATAATCGATTTCATCATCTGATAAGGCAAATTGAGTGATACGGAAAGTACCATCGTTTTTAGCAAGTAACTCTCTGCCCTTATCTGTTAAGATAGCATCTACTGTTACTACTGAATTATTTAAGTATCCCATTGTTTAAATACGTGTTTCGTTATAAATATATTATTGTTTTATTTTTTATGAATTTCTTGGATTAATACCATATTCTTGTGTTATATAAACTAGATTATCTTCAATCACAGGAGATGGGACGGAACCTAATAAAGTTCCTTTACCTAGGCCACTTAAAGTATTACCTGATAGTATCATATATTCTCCTTTAACTGCTTTCCAAATTAAAGCTCCAAAAATGCTATTACCTACAGATATAGAGATTGCTGAATTAGTAAGATTAGTTACTAAAGTATAAGCAGGGGATGTTGTTGTACTAATAATCTCATAAACTCCTAATGATCCTAAATTAGTAGCTTGGGGATTTGGATACTTAGCAGAGGTTTCAATATAAGGATTATATACTTCATTTATAGGAGAATTCATAAATCTATAAATTGAAATAAACCATCTATCCCCTTGAGCTAAACTACTACCAATCTCAGACACAATATTCTGCGCTTGAATAAACTGACTTGAAGTAATATAATAACCACTATTATTTGTAGTAACTTCACTAAACACATCGGTGGCATTAGTAAAATCTAATGAAACCCCATCAAACGCAGAAGAAGAAATATAATTAGCAGGTATAAAATAATTTGCTATTTGTGGGGTAGAAAATCCGTAAGCTACCACTTTAGTTCCTGTTATAGTACTAACATTAGTAGTATACTGAAAGAAAGTAGGAGTAGCACCAATTGGAAATTCTATAGCTGAAGCTGTTAAGAACCCAGGTTGTTGAGCGTTATATATTCCTACAGCATCTTTATTACCACCTACTAAAAGCATTTGATTAAGAGACAAAGCACCAACACCCTGTATTTCAGGATAAGTACCACCACCCCAATTATATTCTAATAAACCTACATCGTATCTATTAACTGAAGCATATCCTAAAGTAGTAAGTCCTAAATTATCATTTTGATAGGTTTGAACAATTGAAGAGGTAATTGTAAGAGGACTATTAAAGTTATCTGTTGTGTTTTTACTACCCCAATATCTTATACCTGAGTATTGGTATGAGGTATAGTTTGAATCTTGTACAGAGGCTGGAGCAGCGGTTCCTGAAATTAACTGTTGAAAGTTAACTGGGATATTTTGATCGGTAGCATAATCTATTTGTTGATACCATTCACTTGGTCTATTAAAAATAGCATTGTTTATAATAGCATTATAGTCTGAATTTTGGAAGGGACCAGTTTCAGAGGTTACATAGGGACTAAATACTACTTGTCGGTTAGTAATAGTAACATTCCCAGAAGGAGGTCCGGGGAAAGTGTAGGCAGCATTCCCAGGTGCAAATTCTAATACATAATATGCTCCACTATTTCTAGGTGAAATTGATATTATAATAAATGGTCCTCTTACTTTAGTATTATTAGTTACTAAAGTTTCTAAAGCTTCTAAACTTAAAGAATTATTATTTCCCTGTAAATCAGTAGAATGTATTTTTGCCCAATTTATATAAGGGGCAACCCCACCTACAGGTACAAATGTAGCATCTTGACTCCAAAAAGAGGCAGTACCCGGAGATGGGATAACTGTATTTAAGAAAGTATTCTCACTAGTACCAAACTCAGCACCCCATAAATCTAAAGTATAATTAGTGGGTGTTGTGGGTACTTGTTTAAATGGATTAGCTAAATTAAGTTCACCACCATTGTCTGTGTTAATGTAAGAACCACTAAACTCACCATTATAAAATTCATCTTGTGAGGAATGAATTTGAACATCTAGTCCATAAGGGTTAACTATACTTTCAGACCAGCTCTGAGTTACACTATAAACATTGGATAAACCATTAACTATATAGTATGGATTTGTTTCTAAACCATTTAAATTATTGACTGAACCACCTGCTCCTCCTAAAATGAAGGCGGTATTAATTGAACCAGAATAATCATTTAGAGATTGGGTTACCTCTGGTTGTGGGTATTTATTTCTTTCAAGTAAATGCTGTTTAACAATTACACCCGAAGCTAAAGATGTTCTAGCTGGGGTAAAGTCCTGAACCATTTTGAATAACGAATTATCAAAATATTTAATTAAGTTTACATACTCAAAAATATTATAATTACTTATATATTTTTTAAAGTAGTCATTTCTTAAAACATCTAAATTTGGGTATGACTCAGCTAAAGTAAAGCGTTGTCTTGGGTCACCAATAAATTCTCCCATATTGAAAAAACCAAGCTGATCCATAATATCATCATTAATCTCGTTTTGTGGGGA